AACTTACCACTAATACTTTGGGATCTGACGGATCTATTCAAATTATTGGTGGATTAGCAAACGATTACAGTGTGCCAGTCCTTGATTCTGCTACACGTATTGATAACTCTATAATGTCGGTTTCTGCCGATAAAGTATCTGCTCAAGGTATTCAGTCTGACCAATGGTTTAGACTGCAAGCTACTTTTGCTCAACGCAAAGAAGCTCTAATGAGTTCAAATACTTCCATCACTGTTCTGTCAAATCAACCCGCAGTAGGCCAGTCTACAATCAATCTTCTTGGTCGCGCATTGAATCAACGTTACTTCGGTAAAAACCGACACCATGTTCGTGTACAAGGTCGCACATTCCGTATCGAAAAACAAGGAAGCTTGGCTTGCTTATCGTTCGTACCTGGATCTGGTGCAGATCCTGCGTTCTTGAAATCTCCAGTTGAGTTCAACGCTTCTGGCGGAGGAACTCTTAACGTGAGCAAGATTGCTGGAACCAGCGATGCGCTTTACACAATGCTTACTGGCAATGGAAATTTCAATCAACTTTCTATCGGTGATCTAGTAACTGTTTCTGGACTTCCTAAGTCTGGAAATAATGGAACATTCCCAGTAACTGGTATTTCTGATGATGGTTTACAGATGCGCGTTCTGAACCCTGCATCTGAAGACGAATTTAGCTCAGGATCATTTACTCTCAACACGAATTCTACCGCTGGTGACGCGTTCACTGTCGGTGCGACTATTTTATTGGCCGGTACTAATTTCACAATCGGAGCAACTGCGGCTGATACTGCAGCAAACTTTTCTGCGGTTATCGGAACTATCCCTAATGTAACTTCCGTTGCTGTTGGTAACGTAATTACCATTACAGCAACTACCGTTGGTCAGTCTACTGCACTCGCTTACGCAGGTATCGGAAGCGTAACTGTTTCTGGCGCATTCTTAGTAGGTGACGCTTACACTGGAACTACTTTCGCAGCAACTACTGAGGTTTCTGATGGCGATACTCTTGTTATTTCTTCACCTTTCGCAGTGTTGAACCAAGGTAAATTCCGCGTAATTCGACGATATAACAACTCTGTTTGGTACGAAAATACCAATACGGTTGAAGAAGAAGTTGTAGTTCCCGCAAATAACATTGCAATGGGATATGACGCAACTACTTCATTGAAAGTAAACGCTTCAAGCCACTCTCTATATATTAACTGGAATGGAGTAGGCACTGAGCCTGACTTATCACCACTCCGAATGGGTGATATTCTAACTATTGGTGTGGATTTCTTGTCTGCCAACCAAGGCGATTTCATGGTTATTCGATCTGGAGTAAAACTCCAAGAGATCACTAACCTGATTATGTCTGCAGGAAGCAATTTCACTATCGGCGGCGCAGGAACTTATTTCCTTATCCAATCTGCTGGTGACGTTAACCTGTATTATGTTTGGTTCAACGTGAACACTTCTAATTCAGATCCTGCAGTCGGCGGACGAGTTGGACTTGAAGTTCAAATCTTGAGCGGCGATAACGCAGCTACGGTAGCCGGTAAGGTTCATGCAGTTGTTAACGCAGCTACTGGACTAGATTCTGTTGCAGTAAACGATATCGTAACCGTAACTACTATTGGTTCTCAGGAAACTACTGACGCCTCGAACTTCAACGTTCCGTCTCCTTTCGTTGTGAATGTAATACAACAAGGTCGTCGAACTTTCGTAGAAGCTGTTAACCCTAATGCGGTAAACGAATCTGCGGTTTTAGTAACTGGTGGAACATTTGCGGCCAATAGACCTCAAATTAAGTTCTCGGAATACGAAGCAACTGTTGTTGGTGACTTGTTCACTGTAACTGGTGATACTTTGACTCTGCCAAACGCAGGATCTTACACTATCGCCGAAGTTATCGACCGCGACACAATAGTCGTGACTGGAACTATGGCACCTGTTTCTAACGTAAGCTTGAATGGTCGCGAGACTTCAGTTTATGTAGAAGAAGGCGTATTTTATTCTGGTTACAAGAAAGTATTGTTTGCATCCCAACAGCCTGGCGCTCCGTCTAGGAATTTGATTATATTTGATACAAACGCGCAGTATTCTAAGATCAATGAGTCCGCACAGGTTTCAATTGATTCACTGAACAAAATGGATTACAATACTACTATTCGTAAAGGTCTTGATTCTTACCGTTACAATACAGGTTTGATCGCAGAAGCTAACCGTATTATTTACGGAGATCCTCGCGATCCTACAACTTATCCTGGCGTAGGCGCAGCTGGTGCCGAGATCTTCTCTCGCGAACCTCTGACTCGTCGTGTGCAAGTTTCTATCGACGTTCGCATCAACACTGGTGTTCCATTCGCACAAACCGCAGAACAAGTTCGCACAAGCGTATCTTCTCTGATTAACTCGAATGAAGTCGGTGAGCCGATTGCAATCAGTGCAATCGTTGGAGTTGTAAACTCGATCCCAGGCGTTCGCGCAATGTCGATCAGTTCTCCGCAATATGATAGCACTCATGACTTGATCTTTATCGCACCTAGCGAAAAAGCTAGAATCATCGACCCAGTCCTTGATATCTCAGTTTCGCAGATTGGGACATAATAAATGTCAATTACAACAGTAGCAGAACAAAAAAAGAGATTAAGGCAATATATCAACCCGTATTTTAATGGTATAACGGTTGATGCCATCCTGGAAGCTTTGGCTACGGGCAATGCCGCCTATTTGATTGACAATGTTCGCGCCGTTAACGATCAGCTATATATCGCTACAGCTTCCGGTCGTTATTTAGATGAACGTCTTTCTGAGCACGGGATCACTCGTCCGCCTGCCGTTGGTCTATCGGATGATATTTTTCGTCAGATCGGTATTGAGGTAAAGAACCGTAAACAGGTTCGTGACCTTATCCATAATCTATTGAACGCTATTTTTGGTGATGAATTCGTTCGCGCATCAAGTCCTGCACGCGCTTTCGAGCCATACAACCTGCAAGACGGCGACACTCTAATTATCAATTTCGACGATAACACTACTGTTCCGATCAGATTTAAAACATCTGAATTTGCTAACATCGCAGCTGCAACTGCTCAAGAAGTGGCTGACTCTATCACCAAAACCTTAAGAAATCTTGGATATAACGGTACAGCAATTGCAAAAAACGATGGTAACGGTCCATATGTCGATATCCTTTCCGACACTATTGGTCCAGCATCTTCTGTCACGATCCTTGGCGGTAGAGCGCAGAACGAACTTAGATTCGACGCACCAGTTCCAGCTGGCGGTAACATGTCTACTCAGTGGACTTTATCGCTTCAGCCTGGCGGTATCATTAGATTTACATGGACTGGCGGAGCTAATCCTCAACTTGGAAAGTTATCTGTAGGAAACTACGTCAACGTATTCGGTGGAGGCTTTGCGGCTTCTGCAAACGAAGGATCTTATACGATTGTTAACGCAGTCGGTGGACCTGTAGCTGTTTCTTATTTTGAAGTAGTTAATCCCCTCGGAACATCAGGAGTAATCGTACAAGGTACAGATGACGCAGTTATGTTTTACAATCCTGTGCGAAAGATCCTCGCAAGTAGATTGAGCTATGCAGCTGTTTATCAGCCAACCGCTCGTTTACTTCAAATATTCCTGCCCGCAGCTACGAAAGTTATTCGTCGCGGTCGCGAAGGATCAGCACATTTACATGAGCCTCCAATGGTTTCGTTCGAGCTTGATGCTCAGCCAAACGGTGGAGATACGTTCAATCTAACTACTACAGCTTTGATTCAGCAAGGTGTGAACTTTGTAAACGGAGCAACGATTAATGATACGGTCACAAATATGGCCGCAGCAATCAATTCGATATATCCTACATTAAATGCATTTGCGAATAAAAATGTTCTGAATGTTTTCGTAAATGATGCTACTGCAATAATGGTAGGGACTTACTCTGGCGTTGCAGCTATTTCAGGCTCTGGACCTCTAGGCGACATGACTTCTTTGGCTCCAAACCAATTTGGACCGTATATGTTCGATACTTCTCAGCCTTTCACGGTGTCCAATATTGGAACTACCTTGAATCAGGATTTAGATGGAACTATGCCGCGTGTTATTCAGGTCGCTGATGCAAGTCAATTCCCTGACGAGCAAGGTAATATCATACTAGGATATGGAACTCAAGATCAAGAAGGTCCGATTCCTTACATTGCTCGTCCGTCGAACACAACCTTACTTATAAGTCCCGCTTACAACGTTAAAAAATTCCATGCAAATGGAACCGATGTGGCGTTAGTGGCTTCAAAGTCATCCGCAGACGTATCTCGCGATGGTTTTGATTATCCATTCTACATCACGGACGTAGTTTCTGGACGTATTTACGCTCAGGATCTTATAAATTCAGTTGCGGCTTCGGGTATCAACATAGTTTTCACAATCCTTTATCCAAACGATATCGGACTTGGTAAATGGGGCACTATTTATAGTGAAAACCCTGTAATTTGGGGTGAGTAATGGCTGTACCAGTAATTCTTGTCGGCGCACACATTAAGTTGTACATCAACAATAAAGTCTATAACTTAGTTCAATCTGTTTCGGTCACTGTAGATTACGGCGAACAGCCTATTTATGGTATTGATGCCGCACATGCGCAAGAAATCGCGCCTACTCGTTTGTCAGTCTCTGGATCTGTTCAAGGTCTTCGTGTGAAAAATAGCGGTGGATTGCAGGCTTCTACTATTCGCCCACTGTTTAATGATCTGATGGCGTCGCCATACATTTCAATTCGTATCCAAGATCGCGCCACTGGTGAAGATATTCTATATATTCCGCAGTGTAAAGTGAGTCAAGAAAGCCATCAAATGGCTACAAAAACGACCTACAAGATGAATTTCAATTTCATCGGCCAAGTTCCGTATTTTGCTCTGGATCGTTAAGGGTCAGTTTTCTTTCCGTATTCCATATTCCCAGTTCTAGTCTCCAAAGTTGCATCTTTTTGCTCCTCATCTTTAACTATATCGCAAGAAAGCTTATCTTTCAAGTTTTCTGCAAGATTTCTCTGGACATGGCGAACATATTTTAGATTTCTGGGTTTGCCTGGAACTATTTTTGATTCGTTGTAGGTTCCAGCATTGTACGCTGCTACCGCTTTACACCAGTCGTTGTCATACCTGGATTTTTGGAATTTGAGATATTCAGCTGCCCACTTCGCGTTGATCTCGGGCTTCATCAGATCTTTGGCCTTACCTTTAAATCCGATCATTTTTGCGGTGTCGTACTTTACTTGGCAAATTCCGTATGTAGGGCTTCCGCCGTCGTGGGGAACGAAAACATTGTTCAACCCGCTTTCGTGTGTGCAGATCGCTAAAAGCAATGCGCTTGATACTTTGGCATTTTTCGCGGCCAAAACGATAATTGAAACATAACTCATTCTACCTCCGTTCAGTCTATATTATACCAACTGGAGGTCATTATAGCAAGGCTTTTATTTTTCAAAAAGCCTAATGATTTCAATTACTTATTCTTTAGCGTTTAAAAGATCTTGAATTTCGGTCTGGTTTTTGAGGCTCTGCATTATGAATAGCAAGGATACCTTTTACGCTATTTGGGTCATAGGGTTTACCGACAGTTCTATTGCCGCATTCATTGGAGCAAGAACGATAATACCAAGTTTCACCAGATTTTGAATATGTCTCAATCTGAAGATGCCCTTCTTTGCATTTGTTGCATCTCCAGGTATTTTTCATGCTTTCCAACATTGATTGAGTAGATTTGTCAACTTCTTGACCAGCAAGGTGCTCTTCTACAATATCGCGCACGTAAGAATGACGATCAAGGTCAAGTCTGGCAAGTTGTTTTCGTAGGTTGCTGACTTCTCTGCGTAATTTTTGATTTTCATACTTTAATTCCTGTTCTCTACTACGTTCTTTATGGCCACGTCTAGTTTTACCCAAAAATAACTCCTTCTGAAGTGTCACTCTTAAGATTCATATACGTATTTATCTATCATACACCTACTACACGATATAATCAAGTAAGAGGTAATCTAATAAGTATGTTGCTTTATAAAATTATCCACTTACAAAGTGGCTTTAAATATGTTGGTCAAACTACACGTCCACCTATAAAAAGATGGCGTGAACATTTATATCCGTTACGGAAAGGTAGACACTATAATCGCTATCTTCAAGCCGCCTGGGATAAATATGGTGAATCATCTTTTAGATTTGAAATAGTAAAGGAATACAATACCTTAGAAGAATTAAATCAGGCTGAAATTGAACTGATTCGATCAGGAACAGATTTATATAATTTGGCTGATGGTGGAAATGATTTTCAACACCAAGAAAATTCCAAAAAAGCTATAGGTGAATCGAATAAAATGTCTATTGTAGGAATGTGTGTCAAAACTGGTGAAATTAGGGAGTATGATTCGGCAGCTAGTGCAGAAAAAGAAGGATTTGACCAGAAGTGTATAAGAAAATGTGTAGTTGGATTTGTGTCTGAAAGAAAAGATGGATCTAAATTTGAATCATTTTCACATAAAGGATGGGTTTGGATGTCCAAAGAATCTTGCACATTAGATCTTTTGAAAGCCAAATGTGATATAGCAAAGATAGCTAAGATCAGAAAAGAAAGGCTAGTAATAGGGATGAATATCTTCACTAAAGAAATCCGACAATTTAAGTCAGCTTCTGAAGCAGGTAGGAACGGTTTTACTGGTCAAACTGTATATAGGGCATGTAATACAGTCTCATCAGTCCACAAAGGATTTGTATGGGTTTTTGGCGATATTACAAGCCCCCAATCTTTATTAGAGGATAAGGCCAAGAAAGCGTTATCTTCATCTAAAAGAGGACCAAAATCATGGCAGTAAATCGAAGTGTCAACTTTCTTTCGCAGCAGCGTGTTGACGTACCAGACATGCGTTCTCTGGAATCTGCCGTTAGAAGCGATTTCGATGATTTAATCAAATCATTTGTAACCGGCACTTCTCAGGGCTACATCCTTCGCGGATTTGAAATCTCTATGGCTGGAGCAATTGGCGGCGCAGCCTCGGGTTTGCAGCTTATCGTAGATCCTGGCGCAGTGTTCCATGTCTCTTCTAGTAAATCAGGAACCTTTTATCTGGTTCCCGTTGGAACCCCTACTCAGCAGCTTAATTCCGCTACCAACACTATTATTGACGGATCTTTCGCCCCAAGCGCCATCAACTACGTTGGTCTAGAATATGAACGCTTCATTGACGACACTACCAGTTCCCAAGTTTATATATGGAACCCGACTACCAATAACGAAACTACTAAAAATGCTCCCCGTGCCCAGATCCTTCGATACCGAATTAAGATCACGACCAGCACGTTCGCATCTAACGTTTTGCCAATTGCCACAGTTACTACCGATTCAGGCAACAACGTTGTTTCAATCACTGATGCCCGATGGATGTTGTTCCGTCTGGGTACGGGTGGAGCATCCCCTAATCCGTTCTTCGTTTATCCTTGGACAGCACATTCCGAAGGTAGAACAGAGAATCCATCAACGTCTTCGTCGAACAGCGTAAATCCGTTCCACGGCGGCGACAAAATGCTAATGACTTTGAAGGATTGGATGAATGCTATTATGACGGCACTCCAAGAAATCAAAGGTACAGTTTACTGGTACAGTACTGGTTCTGCAGGTTCTATTGAATCATTGCGTACTGATTTAGGTAACACGATCACGACCGGAAAAGGCGT